CGGTTCACGGGCAGGGAAATTGAGGCGGCCCTCTCCGCCGATCGCGGGCGTGGCGGAACTGGTAGACGCGCCGGATTTAGGTTCCGTCATTCCATTAGTGTTTTCAATCAGTTATACTCTTTGTTGTGTCATTGTTAAAATCAGCTAAGCCTTGGCTATCATGTTGCTAAAAGGTCACACCTCTACAAAAGAGGTTGTTGTGGCTTGCAGTTACCAAGCGTGACCTTTATTCGAACATAATCCAAAAAAACAGCGGTGAGTAGCCAACTGAGGCCCTAGTATGATCGAGTCTGTAGCAGTTACTGATAAGAAGGCGAATGACACACCCGACCTCATGACGCTCATCCGTCAAGCAATATGTTATCAAGGGCTGACCCCTGTCGAGAAGATAACCTCCCTAATGTTACTAAGAGATGAAGCCTTGGTGGAAATGCAGGCGACTGCCGAGCGGGTGCTAACCGACGACTAAGAACAATTTGGTTGCACTCACCCGGAAACGGGCAAGCCACCAAAATCCCCGTAAACTCCTAGTGTAACATGGAGAACAGATGTTTGACCTGAGGGCTGAACAGGAGAAGTTAGAACTAAGTGTAAGCATAGAAGCTGAGGTGAGAGCTAATAAGGAGTATCAGGAGTCTAATCAAAGAACTGACTTCTCTAGCTCACGACTTGGTTTACGGTTCGTAAAGTCTATTATGAACCAACCTTCAACAGAGGGAAGCCCCTCATTCCTACAGGCTGTAAACCAGTTCATTAATCCTCCTATTAAGAGGACTGCTGGTCGGAACATCATAACCTCTAAGCTACTCCAAGACAGTGGCCTAGAGCCTGAGGTCGTATCTCTTATAGCCGCTCGCACCATACTAAACTACATCGTCAAGAACAGGACGTGTAAGCGTTCATCCTTGTGTATGTATATTGGGCGACAGCTAGACCTTGAGGTCAGTATACGGAGGTTTGGTGATACGAAGGAACGTAAGTCACTCCTTAAGAAGCTGTTTAAGGACTTCGACAAGAGGACCTATCCTAAACACTGGCGTATCAAGACCATTCGAAACTACTTCGATGCGGAGCAGATCGAGTGGAGCACATGGGAGCCTAAACAACAGTTAGCCATTGGTATGGCATTGATAGGTCTGTTCAGGAATGCTACTGGTCTCATCGAGTTCTCACATGATGGGATGTTCATTGATATAACTGAGACTCTATCTGAGCACATTCAGAAGATGTTGGTGAACAACTCTAGTATGTTTGTGCTATACAGGCCCACTATCATTCCGCCGAAGCCATGGTCAGAAACTAATCTGTTCCGTGGCGGCTACTACACCAATAAGGTCAGGCCATACCCTCTGATCAAAGGCTCTGGTAGGCGTGATGTTGAGCGCCTAATGAGGCTCGACCTATCCAAGGTGCTAAGGGCTGTCAACGCTCTGCAAGAGACACCATGGAGGATCAACACTCGTATGCTGGAGGTCCAACGATGGGCCTTCAACGACTACGGGAAATCCATAGGATCATTCGAAGGGTCTGATGAGGAGTCTATGCCTCCCATACCTTTCGACTACGAGACAAACCTTGAGGTCAAGAAGGCTCACAACAGGGCCTGCTTCGAGGTTTACGACCGTAGGCGTCGGGCTAAGTCCAAGCGCATCAGTGCTATGGTGTCAATGGCAGTTGCGGATGAGATGAAACGGTATGACCGCATCTACTTCCCACACACGTTGGACAGTAGGGGACGGGCTTACCCCGTCTCTGCATTCCTTCACCCACAAGGTCCTGACTACTGTAAGTCACTGTTGGAGTTTGGTGAGGGCAAGCCTGTTGAGACCCAAGAGGCAGCTAACTGGCTAGCCGTATGCGGGGCGAATGCTTACGGATACGATAAGGTTTCACTTGTGGAGAGGGTTGAGTGGGTGGCTGCTAACGAGGAGATGATCCTTAGTTGTGCAGCCAACTATCAAACCGACCATCGGTGGATGCAGGCTGGAGAACCCTTCCAGTTCCTCAGGTTCTGCTTTGAGTGGGAGGAACGTGTCAAAGGGTTGGGCTTCCTGTCTCACATGGTCATCCCATTGGATGCTACCAACTCCGGCCTTCAACACTACAGCGCCATGCTGCGTGATGAGGTTGGTGGACGCAGTGTGAACCTAGTGCCGGGCCTTCCTCGACAGGATGTCTACGGTGATGTCGCTAAGCGTGTCATCGAGATGTTGATGGAGGACGGTGGGGTTGAGGCTCATGGTTGGGTCAAGTTTGGCATCGACAGGAAGATCACCAAGCGTCAAGTCATGGTGGTTCCCTATGCCGGCAAGTTCACATCATGTCTCGAATACACACGGCAGGCTGTCGTCGATAAGTTGGCGACTGGTGTGGAGAAGCCGCAGTGGGCACAAGACCCTAAGGAGTTCCAAGAGCGCATTCTCTATCTAGCTCGGTTCATATGGAAAGCAATCGACGAGACTGTGATCAAAGGTAAGGAGGCTATGACATGGCTGAGCCTTGTGGCATCAGGTTACGCCAAGGCAGTTAATGCCACTGGTGCTCCTGTCTATGAGCGAAGAATGTCGTGGCTCACGCCTGATGGGTTTGAGGTCGTCCACTTCCGTGAGGATGAGACGATGCACCGAGTTAAGACGACGTTCGAAGGCTCGGTCTTCCTCTCCTACTACCGTGGAGTTGGTAAACTCAACACGAAGGATATGGCTCTGGCCTGTCCTCCTAACTTCGTCCATGCGCTTGACGCAACACATCTGCGTATGACGATCAACAAAGCTTTGGACATTGGTTTAACAGACTTTGGCATGGTGCATGACTCGTTCGGCACTCATGCTGCGAATGTGAGCCGGTTCCTAAGTGAGTGTGTGAAGCCTGCATTCGTGGAGATGTATACAGACCACGATGTCATAGGTGAGTTCGCTGAGAGGTTCAAAGAGCAATCAGCAGACCTACCACTTCCGACCAAGGGTTCACTGGACCTCAATGGGGTCCTCCAAAGTGAGTTCTTCTTTTCTTGAACCGTTACCCAAATGCAGGTGTCGCTTCAAGGCAACAACATCGAGGAGGTAATTAAGTTGCACTCACCCGGAAAACACGGACACGATCCGTTACCGGAAATTGTTCAAATCGTCCGAGACGCAATCAACGACGGTTTGGTGAATGAACCACTCGCCACCTTCAACGAAAACATCAGGACCTTACACGGTGCTGAGTTGGAGGATTATATCCAGAACGTATGGGACCAAATCTAATCAATGGCTGAGAAGAAGAAACGAGAGACCATCTTCATTCATGGTGTGGCGTCTTACCCGAAGACGAACAAACCATATAAGTGGGACAACGCAGCGAACCGCTCGGTGCCGGACCCTGAAGGTGAATATGAGAACACGGTCATCGTTGATGAAGACGAGAAGGATCGTGTTGAGAAGCTGCTTGCAGCGTTTGCGGCTGATAACAAAGTTCGCAAGCCGTCCTACTCCATCAGTGAGCAGGTCGATGAGGATGATGAGCCTACTGGTAAGTGGCTGATCAAGGCCAAGCAGTATGGCACCAACAAGGACGGCACTGTTAAGCGCATTGCTCACTTTGATGGCGCTGCTAAGCCTCTCCCGAAGGACTTCATCCTAACCTCTGGCTCCGAAATCATCATGGCGGTTTACCCGTCCGTGCGCACGAAGCCGACTCCGGGTGTGAAGCTCAACATCAGCGCCGTTCAGGTGCTCAAGTATGTGGAGATGCAGGAACGCAATCCGTTCGAAGCACAGCAGGGTGCTTGGACTAAGGACGAAGATAACGAAGGAGACGAAGAAGCTCCGTTTGAAGAGACTGATGGCGAAGAAGACGGCGATCCGGCGGACTTCTAAGCGTAAGTCACTATCACGCAATGACGCTGGCCTGAAACATGGGTTCAGGTCTGGCCTTGAAGAAACGACAGCGGATTGGTTGGTCCGTCATGGCATCGACTTCGGGTTCGAGGATCGGGTCATTCTCTATGAGAAGCCCGCACGCACTTCGAAATACACGCCTGACTTCAACCTTCCCAATGGACTCATCATCGAGACCAAGGGTCGCTTTGTAACTGCCGACCGGCAGAAGCATCTGCTTGTGAAAAAGCAGCACCCTGAGTTGGACATCCGCTTCGTCTTTTCAAACTCCAATGCTCGCATCAGTAAGCAGTCGAAGACCACGTATGCGATGTGGTGCGAGAAGCACGGCTTTAAGTATGCCGACAAGACAATCCCAACAGCTTGGATAGCAGAGAAAAGGAAGACCTATGACGCTTAAGATCGGAGATAAGGTTCGTGTTTCCACCAAACGCCATGGTGATGGTCAGTGTGGTGCTGAGGGTGTGATTGAGACGGTTCGTGACGCCGACTACATCGGGTCTCTCCCGTATGTTGTCCGTTTCACCGGCGGCCCTGCACAGCCCCTCAAGACCAACAGCTACGCCGAGAAGGACTTGGAGTTGATTGAAGACGTGAAGCTCAAAGTCGGTGATCGTGTTCGTATCAAAGGCAAGATTTCCGGCATCCACGGTGACTTTACCGATGCCACTGGCGAAGTTGTTTATTGCATGGATGCCGGCTGGCGCGAGCAGAAGTGGGCAGTCAAGATGGATAAAGCGGACATCGCTCTCCATTCGGCTGGTGGTCGAACCCCTGACAAACGTGGCGTGTGGGTTAAGGAGAGTGAAGTGGAAGTGATCACGTCCATCACGTCCGCCAAGTTCAAACTTGGTGATCGTGTTCGCATCAAGGTTACGGCTGATGCTCCGTCGAACATGCGTGGTCAGGTTGGTGAGGTTATCGAGGTTGATTCCTCCGATAGTTACCTTCCCTACTACGTGAAGGCTGATGGCAGCAACGAGTGGTTCTCCGATGATGAAGTGACGGCGGCTGATCCGGTTCGCTGCATCGTGGCGCAGGTTCGTTATGACGGTGTGCTGACGCCGTCTGTTCGCCCTTACATCCATCCCTCCGTTGATGCTGCTGAGAAGGAAGCACTACGCCTCGCTGCGCAGAACACTGGCGTCGACTTCGCCGTCCTCCAAGTCGTCTCGGTTGCTAAGGCTCCTAAGGTTCCGGCTCCCACCCTCGAAAAGGTTGCGTAATGACTGACCGTATTATCTTCGAAGCCTACATTAACGACGATCACGACGTTTCTGACGTTGTGAAGATGAGCTTCACTGTTGGTGAGTATGACTCTGCGACCGATGTGCTGGTCCAGATGAAACGCTTCCTTATCGCCATTGGTTACGAATGGGTAGAGGCTGTAAATGTGACGGCACATGACCCGCTCAATGGTGCGCTGGTTGTCCACTCCACCGATCCTGTCGAGGAGTGGGAAGACGACGCTATGGGTGAGCCGGAAGGCACCGCCTAAGCAATATGGGAACTGTTGTAGGCAGGGAACCATGCCCTGACTGCGGCTCACAAGATAACCTGGCCCGTTATGATGACGGGTCAGGCTACTGCTATAGCCAAGGATGTGAACGCTATGAGCCGCCAAAGTATTCCACGCAATCAGATGGCAAAGGCCCTTCGACATCCTCTGTTCAAACAACGAATAAAGGAGTCCAGAAGACGCTACAGACGCAAGGAGAAATACAATCTCTTACAGGCCGTAAAATTAGGGAGGACACATGCCAGTTATTCGGATACCGAGTAGGCGAGTTCGCTGATAAGCCTGCACAGCTAGCATATTACTTCGACCCTGATACTCGTAAGCCTGTTGCATGTAAGGTTCGTTTTCAGAACAAAGACTTCACCTTCATCGGTGAGCCAAAGCAAGCCCCTCTCTATGGGCAATGGCTCTGGAAGTCAGGTGGCAAGAAGGTTGTCATCACTGAGGGTGAGATTGATGCACTCACTGTTAGCCAACTACAAGGCAACAAGTGGCCCGTCGTCTCCGTTCAGAACGGCGCACAAGGCGCACTAAGGTCCTGCAAGAAAGCATTCGACTGGCTCGACTCCTTCCAAGAGATTGTCTTCATGTTCGACATGGACGATCCGGGTAGGGCAGCAGCTAAGGAATGTGCTCAACTATTTTCACCCGGCAAAGCCAAGATCGCTGACCTTCCACTTAAAGACCCTAATGAGTGTCTTAAGGCAGGGAAGGGCGACGATGTAATCAATGCGATGTGGAATGCTAAGGCGTATCGCCCGGATGGCATCATCTGTGGCGCTGATATGTGGCATGACATCATCAGTTCCGAGACTGTGTTCGCAGTTGATTACCCATGGTCATCGCTGAATGAGAAGACTCACGGTCTACGCACCGCTGAGTTGACCACTATCACGGCTGGCTCCGGCATCGGTAAGTCGGCTGTTGTTCGTGAGATTGCCTACCACCTGCTCAACATCGGTGAGACGGTTGGCATGATCATGTTGGAGGAAAGCACGAAGCGAACTGCGCTAGGCATGATGGGCTTAGCAATGGATACGCCTCTGCATTTACGACAAGATGGGGTTGAGGAGAGTGACCTTAGAACTGCCTTCGATGCAACACTTGGGACTAACCGGCTTTACCTCTACGATCACTTCGGGTCCACTGCAATTGATAACCTTCTGGCTAGAGTCCGCTATATGGCTCGTGCTCTCGGTTGTCGATGGGTTATCCTCGATCACCTTAGCATTGTGGTCTCTGGCCTTGATGCTGGCGGGGATGAACGCAAGCTGATCGACATGGCTATGACGATGCTCAGGACTCTTGTTCAAGAGACTGGCATTGGGCTGATCCTTGTCTCTCACTTGAAGCGTCCTGAGGGTAAGGGGCATGAGGAAGGCGCTCAGACATCATTGAACCAACTGCGTGGCTCACATGCCATCGCTCAGTTGTCTGACATGGTGATCGGGCTTGAGAGAAACCAACAGGGGGAGAACCCCAACGAAACTGTGGTGAGGGTGTTGAAGAACAGGTTCTCCGGTCAGACCGGAGTAGCTGCAACTCTCTACTACGACGAGAAGACGGGTAGGCTAACTGAATGTCCACCCGTTGATTACCACGAAGCAACCACTACACAAGATGAGGAGAGTGACTTCTAATGAGCACGTTTAAGGTTGGGGATAAGGTCCGTGCGCTGAGCAGCGGCCATCATCTGATCACGGAGGATGGGGTCTACACCGTGGTTGGGACGGACGACCGTTCCCACGGTGGTGAACTGGTCTACGTCACTGGCAACAATGGCCTGAAGGCTGGTCAATACGCTTACCGCTTCGAAGCTGTGGAAGCTGACCCTGTGTTCACAGTTGGACAACGGGTGAAGATCACTTCGTATTGGGATAGCCGGGGTTTAGGCCGTGTGTTGGAGTGGAAGGACCCTAAGCGTAGGGATGGCAAGTTGATTGCAGTGGCGCATGAGACGTGGGACGGTGGGCACGCCGGTTGGGATGAAACCACCCCATCATCGTATACTCATCGCAACAATGTTTGGTTCTATGACCCGCAGTGTCTTGCACCGGCTGAGGAAGCTCGTCGCTTCATCGTGATCCTTGAGAAGAATGGTCAGCTCCTGCCTTCGACCACCCCGCGCGAGTATAAGACTCGTGAACAGGCTGAGCACGTCGCTAAGGACATGACGAAGAAGCATAAAGGAAACTTCTACGTCTTCGAGTCCTCCTTCCTCGCCAAGCCGGTTACGAAGGTTGTCGAGACGGTCGAAGCTGAGGGAGTGAAGCTCTGATGGCGATTGTCACCAAAGTTAACGTCCGCAAGTCCCAACCCATCAGCACCTTGCCGTCTGAGAAGCCTGCGGGGTTTAAGTATGCCGCTGTGTTTCACGACAAGAAGGTTATCGCTCTGTTCGACTCAGAATATTGGGCGAATAAGTTCTGTGAAGCAGCCGAGATAGGTTTGGAGATTATGGAGGTTGTTGACTGATGTTCAACTGGTTCGACTGGTTGCGTGAATATGAGAGTGCCTTCTTCGGATGGCATCTCTCCCGTTGGCTCCTGCTTGGCTCTGTGATCCTGATGGGCACACAGATGTATCCGGGCTTCACTGCCTTGTTCGTCATGACGTTGAACATTGGCTTGCTGTATCTCATGCGTTGGGTTGCCAAGCGTGAGGCTGTCTATGAACTTATGGAGGACTTGGACTAATGGCTCGTAAGCCTGCTGTGAAGAAGATTGAAACCCCTGTTGCCAACCCTCGTGTTGGAGTCAGGTTGCGTAAGAGCGTGTCATACGACTACGGCACCTTCTTTGTGTGGAAGGATGCTGACGGCTCTCTTAATGTTGGTTGGTCAGAAGATGACGCCTCGTTCCGTGTTGAGCCGGAGGACATTGCTGACTTCCTGAAAGCCGTAAGCTCGCTTTAACCGTTACGCTAGGGCAGGAGATGCCATGTCGAGAGTAGTAGATGAATACAACGAGGCTCTACAGGCTTGGCACGAAACTGAGTGGGAGACTTACGAGACTCCCACAAGGATCGGTGTGAGGCATCGCATGTTAGGGCAACGTCCTCCACGACCACGACCAGCATTCAGAACGATTGAGGGTTACAACGCTGAGGACCAACATCCACGCACACTAGCTCGCATGTATGAACATGCGGAAGCGAACCTAATGGGTGTTGGGATAGCTTGTTTCTGGACCATGAACGAACAGAGCAGAGCCTTCGATGAGGCCCACGCCGAGCTTAATCGTATCAAACAATACATGGAGGCACGATGAGCCACGATCTACTATTCAACATGGCTGACCAAGCATGTGCTCGTGCTTGGGACTCTGAGGGATGGGGGCCGTATCATAAGCGTCTCCTTACTATGTGCATCAAGATCGACTACCCCGGAAGAAGGACAAAGATGAACACTATCGAGAACATTGTGCTGAGCCACATCAAGACGACTGGCTCAATCTCCATTCGTGAGGCCATGGATGACTACGGCATCTCAGGTGGAACGCTTACCAAGTCAATTACCCTGCTCAAGCGTAAGGGTAACGACATCCGCACTATCATGAAGAAGCACCCGATCACTGGACGACGGTATGCCCGATACAGCTTCGCCTCCTAAGCCCACACGGAAGGCACAAGTTGAACCAGTCTGTGAGAACTGTAAGTGGGCGGATGCGATCAACCTGTCTCAGTTTGTTCACTGCACTGTTGATCTACCTCCATTCGTGCAGCGATCTAACGACCCACGCCGCCATTCGGTCCACAAGACCTATCGCTGCGTTCTATGGCAAAGCCGAAACGGCTAAGAAAGGAAACTAATGTCTTCGAATACGGCTATCTCTCTCTTGGCATTCTACGTCCTAGTGCTGGCCTACCTGATCGGCGCGTGGTTTGTGAACGCCTACAAGCTGGCAATGCTTGTCATCGACCATGCGCCGCTGGACATCATGGCGGCTGGACGGGCGCTTGGGCTGTTCGTCCCCGTCATCTCTGCCATCCTTGCATGGTTCTGAGGAGTGCAATCAAACTTTCCAGCGGCTGAGAGTGTTCTCTATTGGTCCAAGGAGGCTGACAGACAGCGGATGATGATGCCGAAGGAACAATTCGACCGTCTCCCTGATCTATTCAAGGAGATAATCCAGATCACGCATGAAGCTGAGGTTGTGTGCAACAGCGCCATCGTCGAGTTGGACTCTGCTAAGCACCTACTTCAGCGTAAGCGTCAACTGGTGGAAGCGGCTGCAAAACAGTATGGGTATACGTTGAAAGGAGATAAACTCCCCTGAGAAAACTCTACCTCGACATGGATGGTGTGCTCGCTGATTTCGATAAGCGAGCCACTGAAATCCTCGGAGTGTCCATGGCTGAGTTCGAAGCTAAGCATGGATCACGAAAGGCATGGGCTGCTCTGCAATCCACGCCGGACTTCTACAACAGCTTCGACCTGATGCCTGATGCCTTGGAACTGTTCAACGCAGTCAAGCATCACAAGCCAAGCATTCTCACTGGCGCCCCGCTCGGTGAATGGGCCATCCCTCAGAAGATGGCTTGGTGTAGCCGACACTTCCCTGAGACGACGGTTATCTGCTGTCGGTCGAAGGAGAAGTCTAACTGGTGCAATGATCGTGACGTTATCGTTGATGATCGCACTGAGTATCGGCACCTGTGGGAAGCTAAGGGTGGTTTGTGGGTGCATCACATTGATGCTCGCACGTCTATCATCAGCTTGCAGTGGCTTGGCATGATTTAACCGTTACACTAACGTAGGAGACTAATGCGGTTAGCATTTGATATTGAGGCAAACGGCTTCCTTGAGACTGTTAGCCGCATACACTGTATGGTCCTCATCGACGTTGATACCGATGAGGAGTTCAGGTTCAGACCTAATGAGGTCGAAGACGGTGTAAGGATGTTGTATGAGGCCGACCTAATCATCGGCCAGAACATCATCAAGTATGACATTCCAGTCATACAAAAGCTGTTCCCTTGGTTCGACATCCCTCGTTCCAAGGTTCAAGATACGCTGGTCCTATCCCGACTTGTGTTTACTGATCTGAGTGACTCGGATTTTAACACTAAGGGTCTCAAGTTCCCGAATGGGAAACTCATCGGCTCTCATTCGCTTGAGGCGTGGGGTTATCGCTTAGGATACAACAAGCTCGACTACCAAGGTGGTTGGGATGAGTTCACTGAGGAGATGCTGGCGTATAATGCGGTGGACACGGCAGTCACAGTCAGACTGTGGAGGCACATTCTCAAACAAGACGTTGATCCACGGGCTAATGAACTGGAACATGAAGTTGCATTCATTGTAGCCCAACAGGAACGCTATGGCTTTGCCTTCGATGTGGCAAAGGCGGAACGTCTGGCCGCTGACTTGCAAAGCAAGTTGGCGAACCTTGAGAGCAAACTACAGGACGTATTCCCACCGTTCTATCTTCCCAATGGTCAGGTCGTTACCCCCAAGCGAACCACCAATGGCACGAAGATACCGGGAACGTGGGCCGGGGCTAAATATCAGAAGATCAAGAAGACGGTCTTCAACCCCGGCTCACGTAACCACGTAGCACTAATGTTGAAGCGTAGGTATCAGTGGGAGCCAGTTGAGTTCACACCATCAGGGGCACCTAAGGTTGATGAGAAGGTTCTCAGTAAGTTGCCTTGGCCTGAGGCTAAGCTACTAAGTGAGTATTTCACATCATCTAAGGTGCTAGGGTATCTGATTGGCAAGGATGAGGACAAAGGCTGGCTCAACATCTACCAGATGGTGGATGGAGAGGCGAGGGTCTTCGGGGAGTGCATCACCAATGGTGCTGTCACTGGTAGAGGCACCCATAAGAAGATCGCTAACATTCCTCGTGTTTCCTCACCATATGGTAGGGAATGCCGTGAGCTATTCACTGCATCGAAAAAACGAAAGCAACTAGGAGCCGATGCCTCAGGTTTAGAACTGAGGATGTTGGCTCACTTCCTTGCTAAGTATGATGGTGGTGCCTACGGTCGAGCAGTTGTTGAGGGAGACGTTCACTGGTCCAACACATGCGCACTAGGGTTAGCCTCTGGTGCTCGTTGTGAGGACGAGGAGAGTCCCTTCTACAAGTTCCACAACATCCTTCGCAACGGGGCTAAGACCTTCATCTACGCCTTCCTCTATGGAGCAGGCGACTTGAAGATTGGTCAGACCCTGTTCGACATCATGTTGAAGGTGAAGCAAGCCGGTTACGATCATGCCTTCATCGCCAAGACCTTCTTTAACGGCTCAGAGAAGCCCGGAGAGAGGGCTTTGCGTAAGGCGGGCAAGATCGCTAAGGCGACCTTCATTAAGCGCACTCCCGGCCTCGACAAGCTGATCAAGGCGGTGAAGGAGACGTGCGAGAAGCAGGGCTACCTCAAAGGTCTCGACGGGCGACGCTTACGTATCCGTAAGACTCACGCTGCTCTAAACACTTTGCTCCAGTCCGCTGGTTCGCTGGTGTGTAAGCGGTGGATGGTAGAGGTTGACCATGAGTTAACACGTAGACACTGGCACAACATAGTCCAGCAACTCATCTGGTATCACGATGAGCTACAGTTCGATGTTGTCCCTGAGTATGTGGAGGACTTCAAAGCTATGGTGGTCGAGATGATCCCAAGGGCAGGGGAGTTCTTCAAGATGAGAGTCCCATTGGCAGGTGAAGCTAAGGTGGGTAACAACTGGGCTGAATGCCACTAACAGGAGAAGATATGATCATCGAGGATAAGTTGGGAACGCCTATTCAGGTTGGCGCTAAGGTGGTTGTGGCAATTCTCAACTACAAGCGAGCCTCACTTAAGACTGGCGTCGTGAAATCCGTTGACACCAATCAGGTGGTTGTAGCTACGGATCGTGGGGCATTTGATGCTCAGGCTGGAACGTCCAAGAAAAGCGTCCGCAACAATGTCTGCAACCAAGTCGTGGTGATTGTCTAATGCTTACCCTCATGCAATACCTACTGATGGGCGTCTTCTTCTGGGAGTTCAGCCTCTACACCTACAACTGTGACAAGCCACAGATCATCGTGTTCGACGCTTGGGACATCCAAGAGCTTCGCCTCACTATCATCCTGCTGAGTGCGCTGGCGATCTTCGTGTGTGAGCTTTGGAAGGGGGTGAAGGCGTGATGCTGTTTATCAAGAAAGCCTACTCCCTGTTGCTCGCCTATCTGATTGAGGTGATCCGCAAGTGAAGGTGGAACTATTCGAACCACCGACAGGAACCGACCTTACGGTTGTGAATGCGGCGAGGGTCAGCTTCGATAAGCGGAGTGAGTGGGAACTACGGGTAGATGGTCAGGTAGTTGATGGCCCTTATTATCAGGAAAGGACACTCAAGGAAGCCGACAAGCGCCTGATCCAGTTCCTTGCACGAGGGATGACCACTGACGACTTTGAGAAGTTCGTTGATGGTGTCGGGTATCAAGGCTGGCGTCTGGCAGAAAGTGATGATCCGCTGGAGTATGAGAAGCTTGTAACTCTACTCAAGGATTGGCGCAGGACACCAACTCACTTCACACCATTCGCTCATCCTCATGTGAGCTTCCGTATCGAGATGCCAATTGCTCTCGCGCGCCAGCTTGAGAAGCATCAGGTAGGCTTTGTGTGGAGTGAAGTGAGCCGCCGCTATGTTGATGCGAAGCCGGAGTTCTACCGACCTGAAACATGGCGCAAGCGCGCTGAGAACATCAAGCAGGGTAGCTCTGATGAAGGAATTTCCTTTGTCAAAGTTATCGACATCGACGGCAACAACTCGACAATCGTGGACGCATATGAGTCCTTCCTAGACGCATCATCAGCCTTCTATGAGCGGTTGATTGAGAAAGGGGTCTGCCCTGAGCAGGCCCGCTTCGTTCTACCACAGGCGATGATGACTGAGTGGATATGGACTGGCTCACTCTATGGTTGGGCCAATGTCTTCAACCAACGCAAGCCGGGTTCACATGCTCAACGAGATGTTTGGCCGTTCGCTGAGAGTTTGGCTGAGCACATGAGCAAACTGTTTCCTGTGTCATGGGAGGCACTAACATGCCACTGATCGCATTCGGCATCGCTATGATTATCGCTAGCCCGTCCTACGCTCAGTTCAACAGCTTCTACTCCGGCGCTCTCATGGGCGTGTGCATGGGGCTTAACCCCATGTGTCAGGTGGGGAAGATGTATCACGATGAGCAGCAGCGCGGGCAACAAGATAGGAAGCCTAAGGAAGACACGAGTGATGGCTTACAAAGACGAGAACGAACTGATCATTAAGGCCGTTGAGTGGACGCTTAAGATGACTGAGGCCATCAACGCCGCTGGTGGGATAGCTCCGCCAACCATTCGAGACATCCCCAACGAGCTAAAGATCATCTTTATCCGAAACAACCTGTATCTGCGATATGGAGGTAGCAGAGATTGATAAACAAAGACTGGGTAATTATAGCCACTCCTCACGATAAGGAAGGGGCTGACCGACTGTATGAATTACTCCGGGTCTTTGAACCTCGTGAGTTCATGCTCGGTGACACGATGCGTTCGTTCTACGCCGCCAATGGTCTCAACTCCCTCAAGTCCGCTGCTTGGCACTGTGGACATTATGTTGGCTTAGTAGCGGATGTTGAGAAGCTGCTGGCCTATGTCAACAGCCTCGACCCTGATCAGTTGGAGATGATGCTTGGCTAAGAAGAAGCCACTCCTACTGATTGATGGTGACATCCTCGTCTACCAAGCAGCATCCGGTGTTGAGAAAGAGCTAGAGTTTGATGACGATATGTGGGTCCTGTTTACGGACCTGCGTGACGCTCAGAACAAGTTCAAGGACAAGCTGGAGGAAGTCTCCAGCAAGCTCCCTTCTCATGAGCCAATGCTGTGCATCTCAGGTGATCACAACTTCCGCAAGGACATTGACTCCACATACAAGGCAAACCGGAAGAAGGTGCGCAAGCCAATGGGCTTCCTCGCCTTCCGTCAATGGGTGATCGACTCTTACCCCAACAATCTGTCCAAGCCCATCTTAGAGGCTGATGACGCTATGGGCATCTTGGCGACCAAGCCGGGGAACGATGAGGCTGTCATCTGGTCTATCGACAAGGACATGATGCAGATACCCGGTCATCACCTTGTTGATGGAGAAGTCGTTACACAAGGGCAAGGACCTGCTGACTACTTCCACATGATGCAGACGCTCATGGGTGATCCTGCTGACGGCTACAAAGGCTGTCCCGGCATGGGTCCAAAGAAGGCCGAGAAAGCCCTACACACGTTCTACATTGATGAAACCCTCGACCCGGTAGGAGCGTGGGGAGCCATCCTGTTCGCTTATGAGCAGGCTTCCCTGACGCCGGAAGACGCCCTTCAACAAGCCCGCCTCGCTCGCATCCTGCGTTGGGAGAATTGGGACAACAAGAAACAGGAGATTAAGCTATGGAGTCCGCCAACTAATGAAGTTTAGTGCTGGTGATCTGGTTCGGGCTAAGCCCGGTAAGCACATCTCAACTGAGGGTGTCTGCTTCAATGTGGAGGAAGGTAAGACTTATTTTGTGGAAGCCGCCCGATCCCACGGCATCGACCTCGTGAATGGCCCTGATGGTGTGATGGCTGAACGGTTCGAACTGGTTGAGCCCCAAGCTGAGGATGCTGCTAAGGCTGACCCAATGGCTCGTCTACGGGAAGCCGCTAAAGCTGCTCGGCCTGTCGCTGACTCTGTTAACCCGAAGGACCTACTAGGTCTTACAAAGCCTCCCATCCACTTCATTCCCCCTGTTGCACTCCTCCACCTTGGTCAGGCTATGGCAAATGGTGGAGTCAAGTATGGCCAGATGAACTGGCGCAGCAAGCAGGTCATCTCAAGCATCTATTATGATGCAGCCATGCGCCACCTGATGGCTTGGTGGGATGGTGAGGATGTGGCTCCCGACTCCAGCGTGAAGCATCTGGCTCACGCTATGGCTTGCTTGGCTATCCTGTTGGACGCTGAGGCAAGCGAGATGCTGAAAGACGACCGCCCTATGAAAGGTGCTGCGTCGGCTCTCATTGCTGCTCTAACAATTACCAAGGAGTAACTAATGTTTCCTGATAGCTACTACTACTACACCAAACCCTACTTCAACCATGGCCTGAATGGCATTGAACGAATGCAGGACATTTGGGATGACATTATGTGGGACCAGGAGGTGGAGAAGGCTGTTGCTGACTACCGAGCCTACTGTGAGACCGATCAGTATTGGAAGGACTACATGATCAACTGGCTCACCCACTTTCAGTGGGACCCTGAGACTTACGGCATGGGAGAGGTTGCGTAATGGCATCGTTTGATATGATGCAGGAGATGGTGTCGGAGTTCATTGAGAAGTTCGATGCCAAGGACGCTGCCCTCTACCGTAGGCTGGTGGATGAGGAGTCCAAGGAAGTTTGTGAAGCGTTCCTTCACCTGCTCAAGGAAGTTGCCGATTACCTCTACGTGTTCAACGGCCTGAATGTGCTTGATACCGATGGTGTCGAGTGTGACAAGGAGGCTGCTCCTGAGGTTGAGAAAGCGGCGGCAATCACCAAGCTGCTTCTCTTAACTATGAAGCCGGCTGTTATTGAAACCTTCCGTCGTGTTCATGAGTCGAACATGAGCAAGCTCGATGATGACGGTAAGCCGATCCGTCGAGAGGATGGTAAGGTCCTCAAGGGGCCGAACTACAAGCCTCCGGTGCTCACCGACCTTCTCTGAGTGTTCACCAATCCGATCTACACCTGTGAGCATCTTAAACTTGGTGCTCACGGGTGGTGCTACAACTCGAAGACAAGAGGGTTGAGGGATATGGCGCAAGCTATGTCTAAATTCATACAGATCGCATGGGACTTCCAAGTGTTCCTGTATGCGAACCACATCTATTACCACTGCACGAAGGAGGGCCTTGAGTCGCCTCTCCCTGACGATGTGTATGACGCCATCGTTCGTGTCCTAGAAAACAACTACGAGCAACTGCCTAAATGGTTCACGGATGGTATCCCTAAAGGCTCGATCAAGAGTGCGGCCCACTCGATAGAGCTAGAACCTGAGGAAGCTATTGAGGCTGTCGCTTGGGCCAGAGGCATAATGAAAATCAAAAATGGAGAGGAATGACATTTCGTTCTAACACTAACCCCATGTTCCGGTCTCAGTTCAGTGAGACCATCTTCAATCAGAAGTATGCCCACGAAGGGTGTGAAACATGGGCTGACCTAGCTCGGGTCCTAGTTGAGCAGGTGTGCGGGGAATACCTGCCGAAAGATGATAGGGACCAACTCACAAACTACATTACCGACATGAAGTTCATACCGGGTGGTAGATACCTCTACTACGCTGGACGGAAAGCTCGGTTCTGGAACAACTGCTACATTTTCATCTCACAGGAAGACACTCGTGAGGATTGGGCGCAGACCTCGTGGAAGTCTGAGAACGCCCTTATGACAGGAGGAGGTATTGGCAACTGCTACTCCGTTTATCGACCTAAAGGAAGCTATCTCGGAAGAACTGGCGGCTCAGCCTCAGGACCTCTCCCGAAGATCGAAATGCTCAATGAGATTGGACGAAGGGTTATGCAGGGCGGCTCTCGCCGCTCAGCAATTTACGCAAGTCTTCATCATTGGCACGGTGACATTAAAGAGTTCTTACGATCCAAAGACTGGCACAATCAACCTGTCGCTGGCACTAACGGACTCACAGTCTGGGACCTAAAGCAGGCTGACTTCAACTATCACGCTCCGCTCGACATGACCAACATCAGCGTCAACTACGACACTGCATGGCTCATGAAAGCGATGTGTGGAGACCTTGGTGAGGTTTTCGTTGAGAATGTTCGACAAGCCCTACGCACTGCCGAACCGGGATTCAGTTTTAACTTCTTCGATAAAGAGGACGAGGTTGGTCGAAATGCCTGCACCGAAGTTACCAGTGCGGACGATGGCGACGTGTGCAACCTCGGCTCACTCAACCTCGGACGGATTGAGGGAGTGGCTGAGCTTCGGGATATTACTGATCTTGCTACTAAGTTCCTTCTTTGTGGAACGCTAGGCGCTCAACTCCCGTTCGAACAAATCTACAAGGTGCGTGAGAAGAACCGCCGCCTTGGTCTTGGGGTGATGGGCCTTCATGAATGGTTGATCCAACGCAACTACCACTATGAGGTAACTGATGAGCTTCATTCTTGGCTTCGTGTTTGGCGTGGTGTCAGCGATACCACTGCTGCTTCTTACGCTGATGCTCTTGGAGTTAGCCGTCCTGTGGCGAGACGGGCAATTGCACCTACTGGAACCATCGGTATCCTTGCAGGCACGACGACTGGCATCGAACCTATGTTCGCTGTGGCATACAAGCGTCGCTACCTTAAAGGGACTGATTGGCACTACCAGTATGTAGTTGACTCTACGGCTCAGGAACTGATCGACCTTTACGACACCGATCCTGACTCCATCGACTCGGCTATCGACCTGAGCAAGGATTATGAGCGACGCATCAAGTTCCAAGCTGACGTGCAGGACTATGTGGATCAATCCATCAGCAGCACTATTAATCTTCCTGCTTACGGTTCTGACTGGAATAATCCAGACACCGTTAAGCCCTTCGCCGCCACCTTGGCTAAATATGCTCCAAGGCTGCGCGGTTTTACTTGCTATCCAGATGGGGCTCGTGGCGGTCAGCCTCTTACACCTGTCCCTTACAAGGAAGCAGTAAAGACGCTAGGGCAGGAGTTCGCAGAGAGTATCCAATCCCATGATGTCTGTGACATCTCTGGTAAGGGTGGTTCCTGCGGCGTTTAAGAGGCAACTAGGGTAGCTCCCTAGGAACGAAGGACCTCGGGCAATCCTTGCTAAATAAACCCGACCAAATTCCATTCTTAAAAAGGTTGCACATAAGAATGAATACCCCAATAAAAGCTCCATTGATTACAGATGAGCTTATCAAATATCTGGAGTCTCGTTTTAAGGATCAGGTTCCTGATGTAAAGGATTCAGATCGCAAAGTTTGGTTTGATGCTGGCGCTGTTAGCGTTGTTCGTCATCTCAAGCACATCAAAGCTAAACAAGAGGAAAACATCTTGAATATTACGGAGACCATTACCTAATGTGTGGATCATCGGGCGGTGGCTCGAATATGATGGAGCAGATGATGATGATGCAGATGATGCGTCCACCTGCACCTCCTCCCCCTCCCGCAGTTCTTGAACAAGCTGCACCAGCTTCGTCTGGTAGGGTTAAGCAACAGTCCCAGAATGATCTTTCTCTAGGTGTTGCTAAGTATCGAAACACAGGTGTTAACACAGGTTCAGCAGGCGGTTCAGCCACTGGGCTTGGTATTAGTATGTAAGAGACTAAGTGGAAGACGATAAGAAGACCATCTCACTTAGGGCTAAGTATGAACGTCTGGATACGGATCGCTTCGTCTTCCTTGAAAGGGCTAGACAGTGTTCGGAGCTAACTATTCCGACTCTAGTTCCACCTCTAGGTCATACTAAGTCCACTAAGTATTACACCCCTTGGCAGGGCATCGGCGCTCGTGGCGTCAACAACCTTGCTGCTAAGATTCTACTGGCACTCCTGCCACCTAATGCTCCTTTCTTTAAGCTATCGCTTGATGACTTCACCATTGGTCAGTTGTCACAAGGCAACCCACAGGGCCGTTCAAAGATTGACGAGGCGCTGAACAAGGTTGAACGGGCAGTTCAGAATGAGGTTGAAATCTCAGGGCTGCGTGCTCCTATCTTCCTCGCCCTCAAGCATCTGATTGTCGCTGGCAACGTCCTGCTCTACCTCCCCGCTGAGGGTGGTATGCGGGTGTTTTGCATCGACAGCTATGTTTGCATCCGAGACCCTAAGGGGAACCTGTTAGAGGTCATTATCAAAGAGACTGTCAGTCCTGATGCTCTTGAGAAGGACATCTATGACCTGATGTATGATGCCAATGAGAAAGGCATCACACTCACTAAGGCGAAGGCTGAGGAGAAGGCTGAGGATAAGAAGGGCGAGGGTTCCGGTAAGACCGAGACTATCGACATCTTCACCCGGTTCCACATTGAAGGTGGCAACTGGTATATGTATCAGGAGGTCTTCGGTAAGAGGGTTCCTGGCTCCGAAGGCAAGTGGCCTAAGGATAAGCCTCCATTCCTAGCACTCCGTTGGACTACTGTTGAGAATGAACACTATGGTCGTTCCTATGTTGAGGAATACCTTGGTGATCTAATTTCCCTTGAGGGATTGTCTAAGGCGGTTGTCGAGGCTGCGGCAGCGACTGCCAAGATCGTTTGGTTGGTTAGCCCTAATGGTGTGACTGTTCCTAAGGACATCACTGAGGCTGAGTCTGGTGATGCCATCTCTGGCAACATCGACGACGTTCACTGCCTGCAAGCTGAGAAGCAAGCTGACATGCGTATTGCAGCCGAAACGATCAAAACTATTTCAGACCGATTGGCTTATGCCTTCCTCATGTCCAGCGCCATTCAACGCAATGGTGAGCGTGTGACTGCGGAAGAAATCCGTTACATGGCTGGTGAGCTAGAGTCTGCCCTTGGTGGCGTCTACTCAGTCCTCTCACAGGAGTTCCAGCTACCGCTCGTCAAGCGGCTTATGGATCGGATGCAGAAGCAGGATCGTCTGCCTAAACTCCCCGACGAAGTTCTCACTCCTGCAATCACTACCGGCGTTGAGGCGCTTGGTCGTGGTCAGGACCTAAACAAATATGTCCAGTTCATGCAGTTGCTCGCAAACTCCCCGGAGGCGATGCAATATCTGAACGTGGGCGACCTTGTAACCCGCATTGGCACTTCTCTGCTGATTGACATGACCGGCCTTGTTAAGTCGGAAGATCAGATCATGCAGGAGCGACAAGCACAGATGCAACAGGTTCAGAACCAGCAAATGGCTGACTTCGCCGGGAAGGCTGCACCCGCAGCTATTAAGGCGGTTAGTGATCATGTTCAAGCTGGTCAAGCACCTGCACAACAGTAAGGTATGCGCAAGCGCTAATTATTGATGACTGAAACAGTTACTGTAAACACTACACCCAAAGAGCCTACGCTGGAAGAAACGGCTAAGGCTATGGGCATTGATACCGCCGCTGTCGATGACACGGCTACCTCGCAAGCGGCTCCTGAACGCCCGGCTTGGCTTCCTGAGAAGTTTAAGACGGTTGAGGACTTCGCTAACTCCTATGCTGAGCTTGAGAAGAAGCTCGGTGCTGGTAAGCCGTCTGAGGATGGTGAGAAGCCTAAGGAGAGTGGCACTGAGGAAGAGGCTAAGGAGGCGACTCCTAAGCAGCCTGAGACTCCCAAGGAGGAGGCCACTGTTGAAGAAGCGAAGGAAGCCGTTGAGAACGCTGGTCTCGATTTTGATGAACTGAGTGCAAAGTATTGGGAGAAGGGCGCTCTTGAGGACTCTGACTATGAGGCTCTTGAGAAGGCCGGCATCCCTCGACACATTGCTGATCAGTTTGCTGCTGGCCAGCAGGCGCTTATCCATATCGAACGGCAGGAAGCATTCTCGGTTGTTGGTGGAGAGGAAAACTACACCAGCATGGTCCAGTGGGCCGCTGAGAACTTCTCCGATAAGGAGATTGAGACCTACGATAAGGCTGTGAACGGCAATGATAAGGCCGCTCGCATGATGGCTATTGAAGGTCTTAAGGCTCGCTTCGAAGCTAAGGTTGGTTTTGAACCTAAGCGCACGGCTGGTGCGAATGGCTCTCGTCCTACGCTGGACACGTATGAGTCTGTCGCTCAGTTGCAGGCTGACATGCGTGATCCTCGCTATGGCAAGGACCCTGCATTTATCGCTAAGGTCGAAGCCAAGCTGGCTCGCTCTGACATCTTCTAACAACAAGGCTAGGACCGCTGAGTTCACCTCAAGTCCTAGTCATCATTTAATTACCAATGAGTAGAGATTACAAAAAAGAATACAGTAAGTATCAGAGTAGTCCTGCTCAGATCAAAGCACGGTCGAACAGGAATAAAGCTCGACGACTTATGATCAAGAAACACGGGAAGGCTGCTGTTAAGGGTAAAGACATCGACCATAAGAATGGCAACCCTATGAACAACAGCCCCCGGAACTTGGCTATTACATCAGTCAAGTATAATCGAGGGAAGCATTAAGAAGGAGTTCACTCCGTTCACAGCTTCCTTTTGAGGCAAACATTAAGTTAATAAGGCCCGAACTGTTCGACTGCGGTTGAACACTAAGGATAACCTTGTGAACGATTGTTGAGACTCATCAATAACAACAAAACTCAACTTCAAGCACAGGTAAATAAACAACTACTATGGCTAATGCTAATCCGTCTTTTGTAGGTCAGATTAAGGGTGCAGGTGATACTCGTGCTCTCTTCCTCAAGATTTTCTCTGGTGAGGTTCTGACTGTCTACGACGCTAACACGGTTATGAAGGATCGTGTTCGTGTTCGTAATATTTCCAGCGGCAAGTCCGCTCAGTTCCCGGCTATCGGTCGCACTAAGGCGTCCTACCACACGCCCGGCACTGAAATCCTTGGTGACACGATCCAGCTTGATGAGAAGGTCATCACGATTGACGACCTGCTGATCGCTGACACGTTCATCGCTCGTATCGACGAGGCCATCGCCCACTTCGAAGTCCGTCAGGAGTTCTCGAAGCGTATGGGTCAGGCTCTCGCTCAGACCTATGACCGCAACCTCCTGTCGCTCGCCGTTAAGGCTGCGCGTGACACAGGCACTGGTGGTCTCGGTGTTGGCGCTGTCGGTCAGGGTAATGCGGTGTCCGCTAGCATCGGCGCTACGCCGACCGTGCAGAACATCGTTGACGCCTTGTATGCGGCGGCGGCGGCTCTCGACGAGAAGTTCATCCCGTCTGATGGTCGCTATGCGCTTGTCTCCCCGACGACCTACTGGTCGCTGGTGACGAACGACAAAATCCTCAACAAGTTCTACACTGAGGGTAACGGCGACTACGCCCGTGGTAAGGTTCTGGTGATCGCTGGTTTCGAGATTGTGAAGTCTCCCAACCTGTCGCTCGACCACACTGCGGTCACGGCTACCTACCCGGACTACAATTCGAAGTATACGGTTAATGCTTCGGACACGGCTGTCCTGTGCATGACGAGCGAAGCTCTCGGCACGGTGAAGTTGCTCGACCTTGCGTCTGAGATGGAATACGACATCCGCCGTCAGGGCACCCTTATGGTGTCGAAGATGGCTGTCGGTCATGGCGTTCTGCGCCCTGAGTGCATCTACGAGCTTCGCAAGGCGTAATCAGTAATTACAATAACGTAATCATTACTACCACTCAGGGGGTCAGCTACGGCTGGCTCCCTTTTTTTCTTCCCGGCGCATTGCGCTATCAAGAGGTTTTCATGGCTTACTACGACACTCCCATGTCGAAGTTGGATGCAGTCAACATCTGCCTCAACTCCATTGGTGAGTCTTCAATTCAATCGCTGGTTAGCGATGTTCCGCCCGATGCTCAGCTTGCCGCTGATCTTGTGGATGAGACCTCTCGCTCCTTCCTCAACATCGGGTGGCATTGGAATAGGGAAATCATCAAGCTAACGCCTGATGTGGATGGCTACCTTCAACTCCCTGCAAACATTTCTCGTGTGCGGTCTATCAACGGCTCAATCAGTGCTGACGTGGTTCAACGAGGCACTAAGCTCTATGATAAATCCAATAACACGTTTGTCTTCACCGCCGGCACCATCATGGAGGTTGAGGTCTATCTCCTCCTTCCATTCGATGACCTAGTTCAACAGGCACGGGAATACATCGCTTACCGATCTGCAATGGTCTTCCAGCAGCGCATTCATGCGTCTGACACTGAGGACAAGATGCTCAAGGAGCGTGTGCAGTCGTCTTGGATACAGCTTGTAAGGGCTGAGAATCAAGTCGGTCGGCCAAACATGCTGAGAGACAATTGGGCAGCGGCCAGCATCCTTAATCGAGGTTCATTCTCAAGAGGTCTATATCGTTAATGTCGTTACTCTCCATCTCGGTCCCTAATTTCATTACAGGGGTCTCCCAACAGCCTCCCGCTCTGAAACTGCCTACTTCTGTTGATGAGATGGAGAATGTGTGGGCCAGTGTTGTGTCAGGTGCATCAAAGCGCCCTCCAACTGAGTTTGTTGCTAACCTCGGCACTGCATTTGTTAGCTCAGCGATTGGCAACATCGTCAATCGAACTGGCGTCGCTCAGTTCATTATCATCATCGCTGACGGCAACCTTCGTGTCTTCGATCTGCAAGGCACTGAGAAGACCGTCAACTTCCCTAAGGGTAAAGCCTACCTACAGCAGGCAACTGACCCCGCAGGCTCCTTTGTATTCATCAACATTCAAGATACGACCTTCATCCTAAACAAAGAGGTTGTTGTCAAAGCGAATGCCTATGGTGAACTAAGTGATGGCTCGTATACGCCTGATGGACAGGTGTATTCCTTTGCTGACTTGCCTGACCCTGATATTACGGCTACAGGCACTGTCTACCAGTTAACCTCTACAGGTGAGTATTACCGGAATACAGACCATCCTGCCTCCTCCGCACACTATGATTGGAACCACACTGCGGGACCGTTAAGCTCCCCTAGCACAGGTGATCCAGTCGTTTACACCCTGCCCAACAATCCCGGCTCGGGTGACATTGTTTGGTTGAGGGTTGATACCACAAACATCCAATGGATTTACACTGGTTCTGGATGGTGGCCGATCTATGTAACGACCAGCACCTACGACAAGTATGAGGCTGTTGAGACCAGTCCTGCCACCATCGCCTACAAGGCATGGGAACTTGTTACCATTGCTGAACTGGTAGCTGACCTCAATTCTGGCAGGCGCAATCCTGATCAGATGGCCACTGTGTTCGTCACTAACTCTGTAGCTAACGTCTACTACAACGTCTACATTAATGGGGTGCTTGAGGCTTCCTACCTCACCCCTGATGGCACTAGCTCCGCTGCTGCTGTTCCCGGCACGTCAGACATTGCAGGCTCTTTGAAGACGGCACTGGAGGCATCTGGTTATACCGTTGAGAAGAATGGCTCCACGCTCACTATCACGGATATGAACAGCGACGACACCATTGAAGGGACTTCCTCCGGTGGTGATAAGCTGGTGAAGTGCTGGCGCAACAAAGTCCCTGCATTTGCTGATCTTCCGCCCAACTCACCCCAAGGCCGCATCCTACAAGTGGCCGGTGACTTACAGTCCAATCAGGATGACTTCTATGTCATCTTCAATGAGGGCCGATGGGAGGAAACCTATGGCTATGGCGCGGGCATGGGCCTACAGGCTAGCACAATGCCTTGGGTCCTCATGCGTAACTCAGATGGAACCTTCACGTTCACACAGCACACATGGCGAGACCGTGGGGCAGGGGATACCAACTCAGGACGAGTTCCTAGCTTCGTAGAAAACCGGATCAATGATATGTTCCTGTTCGCTAACCGACTAGGCTTCATCACTGACACGAACATCATCCTGTCAGAAGTGTTTCGCTATGAGAACTTCTTCCGAACCACGTTGGCGTCTTTGCAGGATAATGAAACACTCGACCTCACTGTGTCGTCTAAGAACGATGATACACTGAGGCACGTCATCCCGTTCAACAAAGACCTGATGATCATGGGTGACAAGAGCCAGTATCGGTTCCAATACACTCAGTTTGTCGGTCCTAAGAATGTTCAGGTGCTGTTCACCACAGCCTTCAATGTCTCACGCAATGTTAGACCCGCCAACATGGCTAACTCGGTTTACTTTGTTGATGACGCATCAACCTATCGCTTTGGTAAGGTGTTTGAATATTATCCGAAAGCGGATAGCCAAGGTGATGATGCGGATGAGGTGACTGATCCTATCCCCAACTACATCCCCGCAGGCATCGAGTTCCTGACTGGTTCTCCTCGTATGGAGATGCTGGCTATTGGAACTAAGGGTGATGGCGGTAGTTTGTATATCTACAAATTCTTCTGGGCTGGTGACAAGAAAGTCCAGAACTGTTGGGGTAGATGGACGTTCACCGACTCTGACAGAGTATATTGGGCTGGCTTCTTAGACAACTACCTCTACATGCTAATCAAGCGTGGGGCCAGCGTATGCCTAGAGCGCATCAGGACTGATGAGGAAGCGGTTGACTCATCCTTAACCTCCCGAAGCCTTTTGGATCGTATGGTGATCTACCTAGCAGGTGATACTGATGTCTCCTATGATGCTGGCACCGATTATACGACTATAACTCTTCCTTACAGCTATGTAACTACTCCACAAGTGGTAGGCATTGGTGAAGGAGAGACGGGCGTGAGGCTTGCTGTTGAGGCAGTGGATAGCACTCATATCAAGGTTGCCGGTGATTACACGGAATACTCACTGTTCGCTGGCATCCCGTATGAGATGAAGTTCACTCTGTCTACTCCCTATATTAGGAAAGAGGCTAAGAGTGGGCAAGTAGCTGTGCTTGATGGTAGACTCTCTGTTAAGTATTTGCATCTGGTCTACAGCAAGACGACCTACTTCAAGGTGAAGCTGGTGCGGAAGGGATACCCGACGCAGTATGTTGACAAGTTCGTGGCGTTCGATGGGAACCTAATTGATAACGTCGATGTCTCACTAGGCACAACGCCTGAGATTGACGGTCAGCTTCGAGTTCCTGTGCTCGCTCACAACATTGACTTCTCCCTCTCCATCTTAAACGACAGCCCATTCAACTGCATCCTGCAATCAGGTGAGTGGTGGGTGTCTCATCATCCAAGGACCAAAATCATTTAATGGGTAAACCAATCAGACCTACAGAATGGTCTGATGTCGAATATCTATCAACCAGATTAAGAACTAAGGATGTTGAGGAGTTGCTAGCTTTCGGTTGGCAGCCCCTCGCTTCCTTAGAACACGGCTTCAACCATAGTTGGCCCTGTTATACCATCTTAACACCCACTGGTGATCCTATGGGGATGTTAGGGGTTGTCCCTTGTCAGACCTATGAGGACTTTGGTGTAATCTGGCTGTTGGGCACTGATGACATTCTGACACATTCCAAATGGTTCTTACGACATTCTCGTCCTGTGTTAGCTGAGCTGTATTCGTCTACAGGATGTAAAGGGTTCTGGAATAGGACCTATATTAAGAACATAGTCCACCACAACTGGTTACGATGGTTGGGCTTCAAATTCATTCATAGGGAAGGCGACTTCCTCACATTTGTTAGACTTAAGGATAGATCATGTGTGGTCCCGCAATAGGTGCCTTGGGGTCCATCGCCGGAGCAGGCATGGGCATCATGGGTTCCATCAGTCAACATAATGCTCAGGTCCAACAGACCAAAGAGCACAACATGAAGGTTCTACAGAACTTCATCCAAGCTAACGTAGCAGCATCAAGCATCTATGGAGACCTTGGTAGGAAGTTCGTCTACGAGTCCAGAGCTAATCAGCTTGAGGCTAGTGCAGCGACCATGGCTGGTAGAGCATCTATCGGCACCTCGCTGGCATCCGCTGGCTCCTCAGGCTTTGATGGCAACTCCCTCACGGTTGGAGCAGTCATTGCCGACGAGCAGCGCCGTATTGCTGAGAACGAAGAAAACTACACCATTAAGCAGGATGACCTTCGGTCTGCATACACCTCTGAGACCAAGCGCGCCTATGCGCAAGCTCAGGACCGTATCAACTCTATGTCAATCCAGTCACCACCCTCTAGCTCCACGTTGGGTCTAAACATCGCTAACTCAATTGTTGGCGGCATTGGTGGTATAGCAAAGGCTTTCGGATAACATGCCCATTCAAACTACCGAGTATCGAAACGTCCCGCTTGACCAGCGACGTTCCTCGGCAATCGTTCCTGCTGATACCTATTTCAATCAGCCCCCGCCGGATCAAGGGAAAACACGCAATGCTGAGCAGTTTGCAAAGGCTGCATCTGCACTTGGTTCCTCGCTTGAGAACTTAGGTGGTCAGCTTGCTGCTCAGCAGGAGAAGGAAGACCTCCTTAAGGTCGATGACTACGTTGCTCAGATTCGTTCAGAGGCTAAGGATGGTGTTCCACTCGCTGTCCAAGCTGAACCCTTCCTTGCCGATAAGAGCACCACAGTTCGAGCGCGTGTGAATGAGTCGTTAGGTCATGAAGACGGCATCAATCACATGGCTAAGCTCAATGAGCAGTTTATGCAGGAGACGTTGCCAAACGGTGATCCTATCTGGACAAACCCTGAGGCGACTCGTGCATGGATCGACAGCAAGCAAGGTGAGGCGTTAAGTCAGGCAAAGAGCCAGCCCTTCTATGGAGGTGCTTTCTCTAAGTCTGTCACTCATGGACTCAATGCTATTGAGCAGCAGGCGCAGGCCAGACGCTCAGGCTACTACCAGCAGCGCCAAGGCGAGGACTTCCTCCGTCAGACTATTGACGGTAGTGATGCTGCGGTTAAGGAGCATTCGGAAGCGCCAGTAACCCCTCAACCTGCTGCTCCTGTCGGAGTGTTAGATGGCAAGGTTGTCCAAGGTGGCCCTGCACCGACCACTCCCGTTGGCCCTCCTGCTAACATCAATGCACAAGATGCAATCACTGCGGTCACTCACAAGATCATTGGTCATGAGTCAGGTGGCAATCCTACTGCTCAGAACTCTCGTTCATCCGCTGGTGGATTAGGTCAGTTCATTGACAGCACTTGGGTCAGCACGGTGCGAAAGTATCGTCCTGACCTAGCGCCTATGTCTAACCGTCAAATCCTGTCGATGAAGAAGTCCACCACTCCTGAGGGCATTGCCCTACAGAAGGAGATGGTCTTCAAGTTCACTGAGAGCAATGCTGAGCTTGTTAAACAGACTGGCGCTCCTGTTACCCCCGGCAACATTTATCTGATGCACTTTGCTGGTGAGCAAGGTGGTAGGGCTATTCTCAAAGCCTCGGATGGGACTCGTATCGAACAAGTCCTTGGTGCTGATGCTATCGCCGCCAACCCGTTCCTACGTGGTAAGTCTGTTGGCGAAGTGAAGCAGTGGGCGTCGAAGGTTATGGGTCAGAAGTATGATCCGACCAAGGCCGCTCAGAACTTCATCCGTGAGAAGGATCGTGAATGGGGAGCATCCTCTGGTATTGGCAACGTCTATCGGCGTGATGTCCTCGCTAAGGGGCTAGCCGATTACGCCATGAAGACGGGTGATGCCTCCTACTTGGATCGTATGCCTCCTGAGTTGATGACTCCTTCAATACAAGCTGACTTCGCTCACGCCCGTAAGGTTGCTGAGGATGTCTCATGGAGCCGAACACAGCGTCAACACCAGTTGGAAACTGAGCAACGACAGGAGACCTCCCGTCTACTCGTTGGCAACATGATGGACAAGGTGCTCAAGGGTGAGGAAATCAATCCCGGCCTTGATACACGGCGTCCTGACGGCACCGTTGATGAACACGCCTTCAACTTCGCTCAGACTCATCAAGACACTTTGAACCTCCCTCAGGCTGAGTCGATGGCTAATCGTGAGAACTACTCCGATCAGCTTGAGACAGCGGCTGTTAGTGGGGATTGGAGCAAGGTGCTCTCTGGTTGGGATGGGCAATCAATTCCTGCGGCTTCTAAGCTGCGTGATGAGATTGTTAGGCGTAAGGATATGCGGACTGAGGATAAGAAGTATCTCCTGTCTCACATCGACAAGATTATGGCTGTAGGCCAGGTGACAAACTCACCTGACGCTAAGGCTGTCTTCAAAGGTGAGGTTGATACCTACGCCACTGTGCTGATGAACCAGATGCTCACGAAGACGATGAATGGTCTCGCTCAGAACCCTATCGACTTCAAGGGTGAGGCACAGCAGTTCTTCAACACTCAGGTTCGTATGCGCCTAAAGGCTGCAATCGAAGCTAACGGTGGTAACACCCCGTCGCTCACAGATCGCAATCTCGTCCTCAGTGAGTCTGCAAAGGCTACGAGGGAGCACATCAAGGAGCTTGGTGAACTCTACAACAAAGGTGACAAGAGTGGTGGAGAGGCTAAGCCGGCAGCTAAACCTGCTGAACCTAAGGAAAGCACTGGTAGCACTGTTAAGGCCGCTGAAATCCCCGCTAATGTGCCCGTCATCAATATGGGTGGCAGACGCTTCGTTAAGGTCAATGGACCTGATGGTAAGATCGTTGTGAAGGAAGTTAAAGATTAATGGCTGACATTGAATACGATGGTAAGACTTGGACTGTTCCCGATGACCTAAGCTCTGAGGATCAGATCAAGACTGTCGTAGGGTTGTCAGAGGCTGATAAGGTGTCGGGCGGGGCTTCGGTCCCGTCCTTCTCCAATCCGATGCCCTCTAACCAACCTGTCGATTATGCTGCCACCAAAGGCAGTAGCTCTATCGACCCTGCAACTCTGCATGATGACCAAGCATGGTTGGAGGCGTCTAAGATTATTTACAAGCAGCACCACGGTGTTGACTTCGATGGAACGACACAGGAGCTAGCTGATTATGGACTGAACCAGATCAGCTACTTCAACTACAACACCGCTGGCATGGCGGTTGACACTCTCGCTCTCAAGAACGCCAAGAAGGAGGAGAAGCAAGCCTTCCTCTACCTCATGGATACGTTCGACAACCTTGGCTACTCGTGGGCCGGGGCAGGGCGCTTCATTGGTGCAGCGGCTACCGACCCGCTTACATATGTCGGACTAGGAACACTTGGCATTGGCACTGCTGCTGGTGCTGTTGGTAAGACCTTGGGCAAGGCTGCTGTTAGGTCTGCCATCCATGCGTCCATTGAAGGAGCCATTGCTACCGGAATTCAGTCCGAGATTAAGCAGCAGGCTCTAGTGAACGCTGAGGGTCAGACTGAGATTGATACTGGTCAGGTCCTTAAGGACACGGCTATAGGCGCTGCATTCGGTGGTGCCCTTGGCGCTGGCCTCGGCGCTATCGGCTCCCGGTTCACCCGGAACAAAGCCGGCATTCCCCAAGGGGCGATTACCGAGCCTCCGAGAGTCATGGAGCCGTCTCTGTTCAAAAAGGCCACAGAGGTAGCTCCCGGCGCAGATGGGCCATCCGTTGCCCTCGGCAGCAAGATGGAGAAGGCAATGCGCCTTGAGGAGTCCATTCCCACTCCGGCGCAGTCAGCGGACATCGTTCGATTGACGGCTGAACCGATGGACCCGGCTGAGCGTGTGCTAGGAGCCGTCCATGAGATTTCCCCTAGTGAGTCTCTTGGCATCTTCCCTAAGCCTCGTGCTGAGGTTGCTAAGGACTCTCGTGTAGCGAGTGAGCTTCTGATCAATGCCTCGAAGAAGGATGTGGAGGATCTTGTCACTAAGCTGGTCAACAAGGCCACTACACCCGAGCAGCGGATACTCCTGAACTCTAGCTTCCGACTGGCAACTGATCAGCTTGAAGCTAAGGCCATGACCATGTGGTCGAGGTATAAGACGATTGAGAATCCCGCTGACCGGATCACTGCTCTCAAGGACCTCGCACAGGTTGAGAAGATGCGTGACAATGTGAAGGCGGGTGACACTCTGTTGTCCTCCTACACAGGCTCCGATCTGTCTCAGCGTGTTGGCTCGGTCAACACCGGGGAGTTCCGTGGCGTCAACGAGGAGACCTTCCTCCGTGAACAAGGGATCGCCCCTGAGTTGGCGTCTCCTGAACAGAAGGATTGGGCTAAGGAAGAATACTACTCACTCGTGAGTCAGTATCTTGAACGTGCGCAGAAGACCGACAAGGTGGCTGAGCTAAAAGCTAAGATTGATGCTACGGCTGATGCCTACCTGACCACTAAGGACAAAGCTGCCTTTGATGAGTTGATCAAGCTCCGTAAGGAGAAAGCTGAGCTGGCCCTACAAGTCGCTGACATGGACTCCAAGGAGTTTGGACTCTTTGGTAAGACCAAGGACTTCGGTCGTAAGGCCATCAATGACCTAAACACCTCGATCATCTCCACGGTGTTCGCACCATCCACACTGGTCTTCAACACCATTCCATCCCTCGTTAAGACGGTCACTAAGCCAGCCCTCAATTGGGTTGTTAAGGGTCCGACTGATGAGGCCGCTAGGAAGGAGATGCTGACCTTCTACCACGTCATGTATAACAACATCGACGTGTCGTGGCAGATGGCTAAGGCTGCATTCCAGCTTGAACGCTCGCTAATGATGACTGAGACCTACGCCAACAAGTATCTTGAGTCCGCTCAGGGCACTGGCATCTTGGATAATTGGTATGGGCGCAAGCTGCGCATCTTTCCTCGGCTTCTCTCGGCCACTGATGAGTTCTTTCAATCGCTGAACTACCGTGGCTTCGTCATGGGTGAAGCGCATCACGCAGCCCTTACAGACGCAGCAAACGCTGGTCTAGCGGGGGCTGAGAAGGAAGCCTACGTCACGCGCAAGCTGCAAGAGGCGAATGACCATCTGTTTGGCCATGTCCATCATCGGTCTGACATCATCGACTGGACCTACGAGGCCGGCAAGGCCAAGGGTTTCAAGGGTGATGCACTCGACAAGTGGGTGAAGAACCAGTTGGACACTCGTGGGCATCTGATGAAGGAGGTCAACTCTGAGTCTGGCGCTCGCTACGTTGAGGACCTGCTGTTCAAGCGTAAGTTCTCAGGTGAAGGCTTCGCCTCTCAGGGCGCTAAGATGTATGAGAAGTTCACCAATGATCATCCGATCATGCGGCCTCTCGGTCAGTTGTTCTTTCGAACGCCAGTGCGTGTGTTCGAGGAGGGCATCAGGATGACGCCTGGGTTGAACCTCATCTCCCCCAACTTTGTTGCTGACCTTGCGGGTAAGAACGGGCAAGCTCGTTACGCTCGTGCAATGGGTGAAGCTATGGTAGGCTTTGCGATAACGCAATGGATTATGGCTCAGTATGCTGCTGGCAACATCTCTGGTGGTGGTCCTTTGGATTACAAACAGAGGCGAACGCTAGAGGAGTCTGGTTGGGAGCCTTACACCATCAAGATTGGTGAGCATAAGATCACCTACCGCAACTACGACCCATTCTCCACTCCAATCAAGATCGTCGCCAACATGATGGAACGCTATAGTGATCTGCAATATCGGCAGGCCACTGGTGACTTCGCACAAGGCGCTGACTCGAAGGAGAGCATGGCGATGTTCGGTGTTGCCGTTGGTGCAGTCATGCAATCCATCAAGGATGCGAACCTGTGGGACGGTATCAACCAAATCTGGCAGGGCCTCGATAAGGCGTCTGATCCTGAGCATAAAGGCTTTGATCAGTTCATGACCCACTTCTTGGGCCAGAAGGCTGCTTACGCTGTTCCTAGCGTTGTCTCCAAGGTTCAACAGATCAGACACCCGGAACTCACCAATCCTGCTACCATGTGGCAGTATGTGGTTGGTAAGTTCGATCCTAGTAGTAATTCAGTTGCACACAAGTATGATGCGCTCGGAAACGTAATGATCCAGCATACGCCAGTAGGTAAGTTGTTTGGGGTGCAAGTATCAGATGAGCAGATGCGTAAAGCAGGTCACTCAGATGATGAAATGGCAGTCCTCAGAGAGTTAGCTAAGCTGAGCATCGCTGGCAATACTAACTTCGTCATGCCCACTAGGGATAAGACGATGATGCCGGGCATCGAAGATTTACGTGCAGCCTTTACCAAGGACGGGATGAAGACCCTCTACGACCGTGTGAATGAGAAGCTTAAGGAGACTAACATCCTGAAGGACCTTCATGGAGCACTCGTGGGTAGGGATGATCTGCCTGTGGCCAGCAAACTAGAGTTGGTAAGGAATATCATCAGCACTCACCGTAAAGAGGCGTTCATCCGTTTGTGGAGTGAGCACACTGGCTCACGGGAAGATTTTATTCGAAGCAAGTATCTTGATGCTGAGGGTAAGGCTGGCCTTAGAGACAGCAAGTCTCTCCCGTTCATTACTGAATAAGGTAAAATGGCCTATAACACTATTACGCAATATGTCGGGGATGGGGTAACAACGGATTACCCCATTCCGTTCTCATATGAAAGTCAGGAGCATGTCCATGTCAATCGTGTTGACACTAAGGCTGCACTGACTTTCTACTTCGTTAATGCAAGCTTGATCCGGCTGACTTCTCCCTCGCCTAGTGGTGTGCCATTCGTCATCTTTCGGGATACGAGTGTCGCTACACCCAATGTGTCATGGGAGACAGGTGCTAGCATCAGGTCGGGCAACCTCAATAGTATGTCGGGTCAGTTCCTCAAGACTCTGCAAGAGCTTAAGGATAGCGCAGGAACTATAGGTGCATTTGCTCCTGACCTACAACCCCAAATCTACAACTTGAAGGTAACATATCCGGGGATACCTGCTAACGATAGCGTTATTGTTGGTGATGTGTTTTCTCGGCGGGTAGCTTTCCCCTATGATGCTGTATATTCACGTTTCAAGTGTGTGCGAGCACCTTATGCAGAATATACCCTCTCCATTAAAAAGAATGATGTTGAGGTAGGAACGATCGTTTTCGACGCTGATGAAACAACCGCTGTTGTGTCATTCATCGAAGGCTTTGATTGCATCGCCGGGGATATGTTAACGGTTGTTACTCAGTCTACATTGGATGTGATTAAAGGTATCTACGGCACCATCTCAGGAATCCGAGTATAATGGCGGTTCCTTTGATGGATAAGTTTAAGCCTGAATATTGGGCAATCGACTTCAATAACACTTGTAGTGCAGCCTTGACGACCTCTGCGGAGGACTCGTTGACTGTGACATCAGTGTTTAGAACGAAGAATGACCTTGTTGGGCTTATCTGGTTGAGTGAGGACACAACCTCACACCAGTTGCATAGATACGACACCTCCTATGACTACAGTGCTAACACTCTAGCGTTTGATTTCACGATGGTAGG